CGTCGCCATTCACGGTAACGTCGTGCAGCAGAAGCAAGTCGCTAGGCAGCTGATAGGCAGCATCCCACTTAGCATCCGGTGCATCGGTGCGACGAGAAAGCTGCGCCTGTCCGGCAGCAAAGCGCCAGCGATTGCGAGAGATTAGGTCGCGGACGGTATCTTCGTAGAGATTGGCCGCAACGGTAGCTTCGGTTGTTCCGTCAGCAAAGGAGGTAATCGGAGCCGCACCAATCATGACAAGCGCGCGAGCGCAAATATCGATATTGCTGGTCGCCATTATACTCTCCTATGAAAAGGGCCGGCACCGCAGGCAGAACGGTACCGGCCCAAGAGGAGGCGGAACTGGGACACCCCCTCCGTCCGGGTTAGGACGAGGTTACGCCCTCAAGCGCCGTGGTCGTCACAGTGGCTGCGCCCGTTGCACTGGTGACGCAGATAACGTCAATAGTGCGGGTGCCGCCAGTTGATCCAACGCACAGGATGACGTCATTCTGCTTAAGATTGTCAGTCACCGAGTTAAAGTAACCCGAAGCCACAATCGTGGAGATTGCATCGGCATTCGAGTAGATGTGCAGGCCAGGTTCAGCACCGGCCAGCTTGATAAGGGTGGAAGCGGTAAACGGCATGATCGTTACTCCTTAAGCGTCGTAAGCCTGAACTTCGTACACGCCAGTGGTGTCGATCAGGACAGCGCCCTGTGACATCATCGAGGTAGCGAGGTGCGCTGCCTTTTCCGGAATGTAGTTCAGTTCAGTCGAAACTTCTGCACCCGAAGCAAGGCCGATAGCCGAGCGATGGTATGCAAAGTTGCGGCGGATGTTTGAGGCGACCGGCAGACCCGAGAAGGTCATCCACATGAAGCCCATCCAGCGACGAGCAACCATGCCGCCCTTGTAGGGCAGGTCGTCCTGGCCAACAAAGTCAGCGTCCGAGAACGCCGAGATGCCGAGCAGGTCGGTCCAACCACCAGGGCTGACAATGAAGTAACGCTCACCATCATCAGGCACGTCGTTGTTACCGAAGTATTCAAACACCGTATTGATCTTGGTCTGGTTAATACCAGTCGTACCGGCTTCGGTGGCGATGTTGCTGGTCGTGTCCATAGCGGCGACGATTAGATCGTCCGACTTGCGGCCGATAGCAGCAGCAGCCGACTGGGTTACAACCATGCGCTCGTCATGATTGATCTTCAGCTCGTCCAGCTTGTCGATGTAGTCGGCAGCATAGAAGTCACCGAGCGTGCACTCGACATTCGAGTGATCGATCGACATGACCGGCACGTTGCCGTGACGCGACTTGGTGCCAGCAGTGCCCTTGCCAACCTTCTGGAAGGTGGTCGAGCTACCCTTGACGTTGGACTTGCTACGCACAGTGTTCCGCAGTTTCGAGCCCATGCGCTGATACGCCATGTGCACTTCGCTTTCGAACTGCTTCACAAAGGCATCACTGATATCAATAGCCATTGTTCATTCCTTGCAAAAACAGATTGAGATTAATCGGTTGTCCGCGAACGGTGCTTTCGAGTTATCCAAACGGGCTCGATTTGCATGGACCTGAGCGGGCCTATGCCGGTCTGTGTTTTACTGCTGTGTTTCCGGCAATGGACAAACGATCTTCGTGTACAGCCAACCAGTCTCAATATAATCAAATCTATTAAGAAAACGGGAGGTCTGCTCTGGGTTTGTCCCTGTCGTAATTCCCATCCTAATTCGCTTTGCGTCTATTGTTGGTGCCCAGCCTTCGAGTATCCGAAGCATGCGCACAGCAGCTGTTGTGCCTCTTGATTGAGGCCGTACGTAGAACGCCAGGTCTTCGACAATTATGTCCGGCCCAAAGAGGGCGGGGGTCGCCACCGCTGCAAGAAAGCCGACGATGGCACCATCTTTATCTTCCGCGACAAGGCAGAGCCAGTTGTTCTCGTTAAGACAAAGGCGGCAGAGATCTTCGACTTTTTGCGGGTCATAGGTCAAATCCCGATAGAAGGGCGCTTCACCATGCATCTCTCTTGCAAGCTCGATGATAGCAGGCACATCGTCCGGCCCGACAAGGCGAACAAGCATTAGCGATAGCTCTTGGCAAAGAACTCCTCAACCTGACGCACGAACGCAGGCTCGCGGTCAGATGGATGCCAGTAGCGACGATCCTGCATCATCTTCTCAACGTCAGCGCGGGTGACTTCCGGCTTCTTCTCGAACATCGCAGGGTCAACATTGCCGGTGCTTTTCAGCGCGCTCATGATCTTTTCCATGGCAGCAACGCCATCAGCGGTCGTGCACGCGGCAGAGATTGCATCAAGTTGGCCCTGGTCAAAGAAGTTATTGGCCCATAGCTGCACTGCCTCAACGCGCACATTGGCGTTCTCGCCCAGCTTCTTCAGTTCCTGCTGATAACCTTCTTCGACTTGAGCAAGCTGCACCTCGGCATAGGTTTTGATCGCAGTCTCAAACTGCTCCTGGTTGTAACCCTGCTCATGAGCAAACTGTCGCCACCACTGGACCACCGGAGATGAGGCCATAAGTTCACTATCAAGGCGCTCATCTTCTGGCAGGACATAGGCATCTGCGCTTTCGGGGCGCGCTGCCAGCCGTGCCTGCTCAATCTCTTGCGTCAGGCTTTCCTTCATGTTGCCGCGCATCTTTTCAAGTTCACCGTAGGACTGCGCCAGCTTGTCGTAAGCAGGCTGTCCATCAACCCAAAACTTTTCGGGCAGCCAGTCAGGGCGCTCCGTCTGAGTTACGCTATCGGTGATCTGCGCATTAGCTTCTGCGCCTTCTGCATTGGTTCCCAGTTCTTCGCTCATTGCTGCTTTCCTTTGTCTATGCGCTGCTCGATAATCCCCACAAGGTAGCGCATGCCCTCGCGGTGCCTTAATTCAGCATCGGTGATCTGTGGACCACCAACGGCTTCAATTGTAATTGAACGCAAATAGCGCAAAAACTCTTGCGCGCCCTTGCCTTTAAATGTGGCCGCAGCCAGTTCGTTTATTTTCTGCTCATCTTCTGGACGACGGGTTACACCGTCAGGCCCCAAGAGCTTGGTTTGGGTCGATGCCATTCTGCCCCATCTGCGCTATCTGCCCGGCCAGTTCGCCGCGCTCCATTTCGTTTCGGATCAGGCTCTCGGGCACACCAAACTTCTCTGCTAGATACTTGGTTGCCTCGTCACCCTTGACGTACAGGTTCACCATTTGCGGACCGAAGCGGGTCTGCACCAACTCCAGGAAACGGTTCACACTGTTAATATCTTCGAAGGCTTGCGCCTGGGCCAGCGGACTGGTCGAGCGAACCTTGACCTCGCGACCATTGACGGTCGGGATCTCGATGCGGCCCTGCTTCTTCAGGATGTAGATAACGCGCCGCAGGATCGGCGTGACAAACTCAGCCTGCAGTCGGCCAAATGCCGAGCCAATCTGCCGAGACAGGTCGGCCATGCGCTGCGCAACTTCGGTGGCAGACATAGGCGTCGTGTTCGGATTGCCGAGCATCTCGTTGTAGAGCGCCTTCTTAATGTTAAGACGCATGTCAGAGAGCACCAGCTGCGCAACGTCAAAGCTGCCAGCCGCGTTCACTGCACGCAGGCCAGAACTGCCAGGAGCAACAGGGATGATTGTGCCAGGGATAAGGCGGATGGTGGAAGGATTAATCACCCCGTCATCCTCGGCAGTGTAGATCCCGCTAATTGCCATCTGCGCGTTCTCAAGGATCATCTGCACGACCAGGTTGGTGGTCTTGATTGCTGGCATGGCAGACAAGAGAGGGCCGCGACCCCATACTTCGCCTGCAGCTTTTGACCAGCGGAAAGCAATATAGGGATTAGATCCCGTGCCCTGGTAGGTCTCGTTGTAGAGAATGCTCTTCGTTTCCGGCAGCAGAACCTCAAACTCGACAATCTCTTCTATCGGCCTTGACCAGTCGCGATACGCACACTCGACAATGGTGACAAAGCGATCAGTGCCGCTGCGCAGTTCGCGCTCCAGTTCGGCAGGCAAGTTGGCGCGCGGATAAGCAACCTTGATATTGCTTACGCGGATCGAGCGTTCGCGGAATATGGTATCCAGTTTGTCGTCAGGGCCAACGTCTAAAGCTAGTTGTGGTAGTGGGACAGCCGTAAACACCACTGGATTTAGTGCGTCACCCTCATCAACGCGCATGCAGGCAGTGCCAAGGGCAATGTCGAGAAGCGTTTCGTTTGCTTCCTGCGCAAAGTTAGAGTTCTGAATGATTTCGAATACGTAAGCGGTTACGTCCTCAAGCGCCTTGTTCACATCGGCGCGCTGATCCTGCGGCACTTCGGAGCCAGCAACCAGTTCAGCCCAACGTGCATAGTTAGGGATGAGCCCAGCCTGCAAGCGAGAGGCAAACTCTTGCACGCCAACAACCGCAGTCTCGTCAAAGATCTTGTCAGTGCGGCTTTGACCAGGTGCTTGCGCAAAGAAACTCTCACGCGAAGGCAGGGAGTATTCGTAGCACTCTTCATATTCAGAGAGCCAAGGATCTCGTAGGCGCTTTGCACGTTCGTAGCGCGCCATAAGGCGACCAGCCCGATCTTCATTCGGATTGAGGACAATGGGGGCTGAGTTAATAATAGGCATAGATTAGCCGCCAAGCATCGAGCGAAGAAATCCTTCTCCACCCTTACGGCCAGAGATGAGTGAGCGGACGCCATAGCCGCCGGTGGCGCGATTGACGCCCTCTTCTACGCGGCGCTTCTTTTCCTCGGTCACTTTTCGCTTTGCTTCCTCAGCGGCTGCCTCACGCATAGCTTTAGCTTCGGCCTCTGCAGCCAAATCTTCCGCCGTTGGTTTCGGCAATTTAGGTTGTTTGAAGCACATAAGCGGTAAGCTCCTTACCTTGGGCTCCATGCTTCCTGCAAGCACGCAGTAGCAATGGACTAAAGATTACGTTCACGCATGCGCGGCTGCCTGCGGAAGATATCAAACATCGCCCTGGCATTTACGGGACGAGTATCACTACGGCCAACGGTTAGCGCGCGAGCCTCGCCGCCACCGCACAAAGCATATTGTAGCGCATCATGCACGTGAGAGAACATATTCTTATCGGGCTTGTCCTCATATCGAGCACCACCAGACACTTGCAGCCTTCGATATTGGTAGCCACCACGGAAACCCTTAATCAAATGCGTGCAGCGTTGATCGATCAAGAAGCCAGGTTGACCATCGACCAGGCGATTGAGCGGCGTTGCCACGGCTTCGATGCGTAAGGCTGGATCATTGGTTGGTGCAGTATAGGCTTTAAGGCCAGCTTGGCGAAGGATCTGGAATGGCGTGCGCTCGTCGGTCTGTGCGCGATAGTCACCAGCAGGATCGCCATAGATAACAAACTGTGCACCAGGAAACTTCTGAGCCATCTCGGTGCGTAGCACTTCGGCAAAGCGAATAATCCCCATATCCTGGGCAACCAGTTCATGCAGCACCATCCAGCGACCGCGCACATGCTGAACGAAAGCGGCGGCAGGGGTCAGACCAAAGTCAAGGCCAACAAGAATGGGAACTCCCGGCGTTGCAAGTATCGGTTCGCGTGCAACGTGCACGGTCTCATCGAACATCTGATAGATCGGCTTGCCATCATTCAGGCTGCCCAGTTTGTTCAGGACATAAACATCGATCCAGCTTTTCGTCTTGCCGGTGATAATGTCGGGGTAATAGTTAGGCGTCAGGTTCTTAAGGTTCTCGGCCTTACTGTTCAACTGATAGCCAGTGACATTGCCTTCCGCATCAGCATTGGCAACCATGCCGCCAGGCTGGGTAAAGAACTTCCAGGTCTCGGGCTTAATAAGCATCAAGGCTTCTTCGCGACCAATATGATCGGGGATCGGAGCCTCGCCAGCCATGATCGGCCACCAATGATCTTCGTCAGGCGCGTTGGTGTCAGCAATAACGCCATACCAGGACGGACCACCATCCTTCATTGAGGGGAAGCGGCCCACGCGCATTGTACACGCATCGACAATCTGCTTCGGGATCTCGCGCGCTTCATTGATCCACACGCCGGTTAGTTCGAGCGAGAGCAGCTTCTTAACGTCTTCGGGACGATCAAGCGCCAGGAAGATAACCTCAAGGTCGAGGTCGCCCTTCTTGATATGGTGAGTGTATGGCGGCGGGTGCATCGTAATTTTGCCCCACACATTCTGCGGAAACCAGTCTTCCCATGTCTTCATGGTGGTCGTGCGCAGCTGCGGATTGGTGTTACGAACAACGGC